GCACCCAATTTTTGGGCCGCTCACCCGGATGTTTCTCTTCCTGGACGAGATCGAGAACATCCCCGCCGGGGTGTGGCAGGACATTGACAACGTCATGTCGGAAATCGAGAAGGGCGGGCACGGATTCAAAATCTTCGGGGCCTACAACCCCACGAACCAAACGGACGAAGTAGGCAAGCGGGCGGAGCCCCCCTTCGGATACGCGGACCTGGACGAAGACACTCACTTCCGGTGGCGGTCGGTGCGCGGCTGGGATGTTTTGCGGCTCGACGGCGAGAAGTGCGAGAACGTAATTGAGGGCCGGGTCATCTATCCCGGGCTGCAAACCTGCGACGGGTTGGAGAAGATTGCGGAGAACGCGGGCGGGCGCAGCGCGCCGGGATACCGGACGATGGGCCGGGGCATGTATCCAAGCATGGGGATCGAGGCCACGATAATCCCGCCCGGAATGCTCAACTCTTTTCGCGGAGAGTATATCTGGTATCAGGACCCGAAACCGGTGGGAGCGACGGACCTAGCGCTCGAAGGCAGCGACGGTTCGGTCCACACTCTGGGCGACTTCGGGCTGGCCAGCGGGATCAAGTATTCGCCGTCATTGGAATTTCCGCAGGGCCGGGTGTTGATGTTCAAGAACCCGCAGGGGCAGATCACCCCGCGCTGGGGGCTGCAAGCAAAACAGCAGTTCGTCCTCCCCAAGGGGGACACGGTGGCGATGAAGAACTCGGTGCTCGACATGAACCGGAAATCCGGGACACGCCCGGAATACTATGCGTGCGACCGCACGGGCCACGGCGCGGGAGTGGCGGATTTGATTCGGTTCGAGTGGTCAACTTCGATCCATGACATCAACTACACCTCGGGGGCCAGCGAGACCAAGATCATGCAGGAGGATACCAGGACCTGCGTGGAGGAATATGAGCGGGTGTATTCCGAGCTTTGGTTTGCCACCCGTCTTTGGGGAGAGTTTGGTCACCTGCTGCTCCATCCCTCGATGGACATGACCAAGCTGACGCAGCAACTCACCAACCGCCGGTTTCGGACCAAGGGCGGGAGGAAGTGCGTAGAGTCCAAGAAGGATTACAAGTCAAGAGGATTTGAGTCGCCCGGTGAGGCGGACTCACTCACACTGCTGGTTCACGCGGCCCGGAAGGGGAGCGGCGTGGTCCCCTCGATGCGCGGCGAGTCATCGGATCAGCCGGGCAGTGAGGACGACTGGGGGAGCGGCATGTATCCCGGTGGGGTTCGCATTGACCCCTCGAACCAGTCCCAGTTTTTGTCCACCGATCCAGACTCGATGCCAATCTTATGAAGGTGATCAATCCAAACATCTACCCTCACGGTGGTTTCTTTTTCCGGGAGGGCGACGGAACGCGGCACGCAGCGAACAGTTGGTCCGGCGTGGTCGCTCGGGTCAAACGATACCGGCTCCGCCAGGGGAAGCCTACAGACACGGTAGAGAACGAAGTTCTTTTTCAGGCGTGCGTGCGAAACCCTTCGCTGTGCGTCGAAGACAACGGGGTCACCCGGGCCAAGTTGAAAGAGGCATCTTTGAAAACCCGGGTGTTGAAATGGCTCAACCACATACGGGGCATCAAGGAAAAAGGCGGCGACGCGATCCGATTTGCGGAGCCCGGGCTGCACGATGCCCGGGTTGACGTGTGCTACCGGTGTCCGATGGACAAGGGCCTTCCCGAGGGATGCGGTTCATGCCAGCAGGCGTTGAAGCACCTACAGGAGGAGGTTGTCGGCGGAAGAAAAACCGATAGCCGGATTGCTGCGTGTCCTGTGTTGGCCGAATACCTGCCCGTCTCTACTTGGATCGAGCAGGATGCGGTGCCCAACGACGCGCTGTGGGGAGAGTGTTGGAGAAAGAGAACACTATGATTGGAATGACTTATCGATTCATCCGCTCAATGGTCCGTCACCAGTGGGCGAAGTGGCGCGGGTTTTCGGTTCTGGCACCCCCGGGCGTCCAGGCGTGGCGGAATTTGAAGTGCGGCAAATGTCCGTTCAACGAGGAGGGGCAGTGTGTAAAGTGCGACTGTCTGGTCCTCGCCAAGACGATGATGGCCCTGGAGCGGTGCCCGGTCCGGCTCTGGAGTCCGGTCTGGTTCAGGGTGAAGTAATGACGCCGGGGCGATTTTGGACGACTGTTGGATGAACATATATGGCCGAACTTGTTGAATCACCCCAAAGCGGCGTAGGCGGCGGCGCGGGGACCGGGTATCCCCAGAATTACCTGGGCTCTATCATCCAGAGCCCGAAGCTCGACTCGAAGGGTGATCCGAAGCAGCGAAGCATCCGCGACGTAGGGATGGCCCGGGATGTCGTCAAGACGGTAATTATGGCGGGCCGCAATCGCTCCATCGTCAATTCTCGCATCCTCGCCAAGTATAACGCGGAACGTCCTTACGACGCCCACAAGCTGGAAGCCGAAGGCTTGGGGTGGCGCAGTAACTTCACGACCAAGCCGCTCCCGGCGATGATCGAGAAGGTGGCCCCCAGGTTCGTGTCAGTGATTGACGGCCTCAAGTATTTCACCAACGCATCCCTCGCCAACCGGTGGCAAGGCAGCCAGGAAAAGACGGACAAATTCCGGGCGGCGATCACGTCCACAATTCGGGGGCGCAAAGGTTTCCGGACGCTGGTCGAGGACATCGCTTTTGATGATGCGCTTTTCGGCCACACCATCGTTGCGTGGCTTGATGAATTCTCCTGGTTCCCGAAACACTTCAAGCAGGACGAATCTTTTGTCGCGGATGGCACCAAAGCGGACCCGAGGTGGGGGCAGATCGTCGTGCTCAAAGAGGTGTATTTGCCCCACGAACTGTTCGACCAAGTCAGGCACGGCCTGGAGGCAGCCAAGGACGCCGGGTGGGATGTCAACAACACCATGCTGGCGATCAACCGGGCTTCCCCGGTCCAGATTCGCGACCGGCTGAATGTCGGCGGGACTCTGGAGACGTGGTATCAAAACGCTCTCCGCGAGCTTACCATCGGCGCGTCCTATATGGCGGGCAACTCGGTTGTCGTCGTTTACACGCTCCTGGCCCGCGAGGTGACCGGCAAGGTTTCTCACTACCGCATGGCCGGGCCGGAGATGCTCAAGATTTTTGAGCGCGAAGATCGGTTCCCCTCTATGGAGGACTGCACGTCCTTCTACACTTTCCAGAAAGGCAACGGCACTCTGCACGGCTCCAAAGGCATTGGCCGCGACATCTACGAGCTTGCCGGGATGCTCGACCGGACCCGCAACGAAGTTGTGGACCGGCTGATCATGTCGGGCAAGACGCTGATCCAGGGCGACATCCGCCGAATCCACACGTTCAAGATGTCGGTCATCGGTAACACGGTGATCGTTCCTACCGGGTGGAACGTCCTCGAACAGAAGATGGACGGTAATGTCGAGGGCTTCATGCAGTTGGACGCATACTTCCAGCAGCTTGTCAACCAGCTAATCGGCTCGACTTCGACGCCGCAGCCGGGCATGGGCGGCGAAGACATGCGGTCCCCGGCGGCTTGGAATCTTCTCGCGCAGCGGGAGGAGGAAGGCCGGGATGTTCGCATAACCCGGTTTATGTCCCAGTTTACCGACATGGTGCAGGCGATGCAGAAGCGCCTTTGCGACAAGGATACCGAGGAGGAAGACGCGAAGGCGATGCAGGAGGAGCTTCTTTCGATCATGTCCCGGGAGGAGTTGGACGAGCTTGCCAAGCACCCGGTTGCTGGGACTATTAGCGACTTGACGCCGATGCAGCGCCAGCTAACGATCACGGTAGCGGCGGAGAAGCGGGGCAATCCGCTATACAACCAGCGCCAGCTTGAGATGGAAGACCTTTCGGCCCGGCTCAATTCTGACTTTGCAAATCGAGTGCTGTTGCCGGACAACGATCCCACGGAGCACGCGGAGCAGGATCGGATGCAGAACCTGGAGATCGTCCTGCTTAGCCAGGGGCAGTCCGTGCCGGTGAGCCCCCGGGACAATCACGTCATCCACTTGCAGGTGCTTATGCCCGCGTCGGAACAAATCGCATCGCAGATATTGCAGGGCCAGTTTTCGACGGAAGTGCTTGAGGTGATGATCGCCCATATCAACGAGCACTACACCCAGGCGGTCCAGCAGGGCATCAAGAAGGAAACTCTTTCCGAGGCGGCGATGTTCCTGTCTCGCGCCGGTGCTGAACTGGCGAAGTTGAAACAACTTGACCAGCAGGCCGCGACGCTTTCGCAAAACTCCGAAGCTCTGGCGGGCGGGGCACCGCCCGGAGAATCGATGGCACCGCCCGGCGCGCCGATGGCTCCGCCGGTCGGGCCTTAGCGCTGTTCCCGCTGACAAACCCTGATGAAAAAACACTCTTATGGAAATACTGGCTAAAGAAAGTGACTGGACTCCGAACGACGAAGAACGGTTTGCTGCTTTCCTCGAAACGGAGACCGGCAAACGGCTGATCCCCGCGCTCGCGCAGACAATGCCCGGGCTCATGGCGTGTGGGCAAGTCGAGGCGATCTTAATTCGCTCCGGCGAAGTCCGCGCCTTCCAAAACGTCATCGAGAATTTGATCATGCTCGCTCACCCGCCCCAGGCGGTCGGCGGCACGGACTCAACCGAATACGTCCCGCTGGAGCGGGACGACCTTTGGAAAGACGGCCAGAAACTCACCCCCGAACGAACCGAAACCCCAGAATTCCCCACGCACTAAGATATGCCCGAAGAACTGAAACCCCAAGTCCTCGATCCCGCGAAGAGTAACGCCGACATTGCGCGCAAGCAAGCGGACCAAGACCTCGCTGGGAAATCCACCGCAACCGGCGAATTCGGCGAGGCCACTGATGCGCTCGACAAGCTCGCGGCGCTGGTCCAGCCGAAGCCGGACGCGCCCAAGCCGGACGCGCCCAAGCCGGACGCGCCCAAGCCGGACGCGCCCAAGCCGGACGCGCCCCCGCCGCCGCCGGACGAGGACGCGCAGCACCTAAAGCGTGCGGAAGACCTTTTCAAGGATTCTCCCGCGCTGCCTCCGAACGCTAGCCCGAAGTCCGCCGAAGCTTTTTCTGCGATCAAGATCAGGGCAGCTAAGGAAGTGGCCCTGCTCGAAGAAAAGCTCCAGGAAATCCAGAAGGCGGCTGAACAGTCCAAGACCCCCACGCCGGAGCGGCTCCAGGAGCAAAAGGAGTTGGAGGACCTGCGCCAGTGGAGGGCCAAAATGGACGTGGACTTCGATCCGAAGTTTAAGGAATACGACAAGGCCATTGCCCAGCAGCGGGACTTCATCTACGCGCAACTCGCGAAGTCCCCAGCGTTCACCCCCCAGGTGATCGAGCAGATCAAGAAAGTCGGCGGGCCGGACGCGGTGAACCTGTCGAAGCTTTTCGAGGCAGCCGGGGACCCCACGTTGCAGCGGCTGGTCGAGGCCAAAGTCGCGGACATCGAGATGGCCAAATACAACCGGGATCAGGCCGTGCTGGCTGCAAAAAGCAACGTCCGGGAATACCTCACGACCCGGGAGGCGGAGCTATCGAAAGGGAATGCCGAGACCCGGCAGACGACCGTCACCCGGCTCGACAGTATGCTCGGAAGCCTCGAATGGTTTGCGAACAAGAAGGCGGAAGCGGGCGCGGACGCCGCAGCCAAAAAGGAGGCCGAGGAACACAACAAGTTTCTGGGCGATTTGAAAGGCCAACTTGCGGCGGCAGTGCAGGACGACACCCCGGAGATGAAAGCGATTCTCCTCACGGGCATGGCGCAGCTTTTCCACACCCAGCGGCGCATTCCGTCGCTCGAAGCGGCACTTGCCGCAAAGGACAAGGAGCTTTCCGAAGTCAAGACTAAATGGGAAGCGGTGAAGAATTCCAGCCGGAGCCGTCTTGCGGAATCGCAAGCTCCCGCTAACGGAATCCAAACACCGGCCTCGGGATCGAATCCTTTTGAGCGCGCCTCTGATGCGCTCGACCGGATCGCGCAGACCGTGATGCAGCAGCGGGCGTCCGCTTCCGCCGGGCAATGACCCAACTAGTTCCACTAGTTCCATC